TTTTTATATTTTTATTATATCATTATTTTTTTCAAAAGTCAATAAGAATAAAGATTAATCTAAATTGACAAAATAAAATTTTTTTGGTATAATGTATATAAGAGGTCAAGAAAGGAGATCTATAATGCAAGATATAAATATAGATTATTAGCAAGATGATTAGAATGAAGAATTATCTATTACCAACTAGAATGATGGATAGGAATAGATAAAATCATTAGAAAAACAAGCTAATCAAGAGGATGATAAAATTAAATTAGATTATACTATAGAATCACCTCAAGAAAGAACAGAATTAGTAAAAAAGATTGTAGAATCCCTTCCTCCTTAGAGATTAACACATAGATATTTATAGATTTTAGCAAATTATATTATATTTGCTATGACAAAATAGTAGCGGAAATCTAAAAAAATAAATACTGATAATAGAATGGTTACTATAAATAAACGTGAAACATCTTTTTAGGGATTAATAAGTAAATTTGAAAATGGAGAAGATGGTATTTATAATTTAATAACAGAAGATAAAAATATTATTTTTACTCCAAAAATATCAATAACAGAAGAAGATATAAATACAATACCAGCTTTGAAAGAATTGCGGGAAGCTATAAAATCAGTAGAATAGATAGAAAAAAAAGCAAGAGGAAAAAGAAAATTTTTATTAAAAAAACAATTGATTCAAATGCGGCAGGATCAATATGTAATAAAAAATTCATATAAACAACCTATCTATTGTTTAAACGCAGTAAGAAATTTTAATAATATGCGTTTTGATGATAATATTAAAATTAATAAAAATGGAATAATAGAAGATAAAAGTCTAATTTCTTTTTTTAATCCTAAACACATATCTGCCTTGCTCTGTAATTATTCCAGACTAAAAGAAGATTGTTATGGTCGTTTTTATACTGATGGATATTATTTAATGGAAGATTTAGATACTTTAATAGAAAAAACATTAAAAGAAAAATATCCTTTATATTATGATTTAATGATTTATAAAATTGATGGTAAACAAAATATTGAAATTCAAAAATTATTAGAAAAAAAGCATGGAATAAAACATTCTGTTGAATATATATCTTCTTTATGGAGAAATAAAATTCCAAAATTATTATCAGAACAAGCTGTAAAAGATTATTTAGAATGGTATTTTACAATAAAAGAAAAAGGAAAATGGAAAAAATGTTCTAGGTGTAAATAGATTAAACTTGCTCATAATGAATTTTTTTCTAAAAACAATTCTAGTAAAGATGGTTTTTATTCAATTTGTAAATGTTGTAGAAATCAAAAAGATAATAAGCAAGATAAAAAAACTCCTCGCATTATAAAAAAAATACCTTACGTTAGGTCAGAAAATAATAATATTAAAAAATAATTTTTATTATTATACAACAAGGAGGATAATTTTTTTATGGCAAAAAGAAGATGTGAAAAATGCAATAGAGAAATGGAAGAAACCAATTTTTATACCTATAAAAATGGTGAAAAATTTTAGTTATGTAAATCCTGTTTAACTATGCATGTAGATAATTTTAATCCATAGTCTTTTTTATGGATTTTATAGAAGGCGGACGTCCCTTATATTCCATAGGAGTGGAACGTATTGCGAGATAGGGCCTACGCAAAGAATCCTCAAAAAATGAATGGAATGTCCGTTGTTGGTAAGTATTTATCTAAGATGAAATTGAAACAATGGAAAAAATATACCTGGGCGGATAGTGAGAAATTACAATAGTAGCGGCGGTAGCAGGATGCTATTAAACTGGAACAAGAACAGGCATAGGCCGACCGCGTCAGAGAACAATTTTAGAATGGATAGATTTCTTAGGCTCAATATCGTACTCTTGTAAATACATAGTATCAAAAGTAGCATGAGTATGTAACTCCACCCTTAAATCCAATAGGTTCTGATAATATGTTTAATGAAAATGATTTTCTTTCTGAGGATTAGTTACCAGATTTATCAGCTTAGCTAACTCTTGAAGAAAAACAAAACTTAGCAATAAAATGGGGTAGAACCTATAAAATTTCTTAGTGGATTGAACTATAGAAAAAATATACCTAGATGATGAATTCTTTTGATATTCAAGACGCAGATAGTAAAAACACATTAATTTTTATTTGTAAAACATACTTAAAAATGAATCAAGCAATTGACTGCGGTGATGTTGAAGGCTATCAAAAATTATCTCGTGTATATGATCAGCTGCGGAAGTCGGCTAAATTTACAGCGGCCCAGAATAAATAGGAAAAAACCTAGTTCATTGATTCAGTAGGCTAGTTAGTTGCCTATTGTTAGAAAAATGGTGGACAAATACCTAGATATGAAATAGATACACCTTATGACATTGTAGATAAAATTATTACAGATTTAAAAGAGTATAATAAAACATTAATCTATGAAGATACCGCTCTTGCAAGACAAATTGAAGATTACATAAAATAGGCTAATGCGGCCGTAGCTAAAAAGCGAGATAGAATCTAGGCTAAAGCAAAAGGACTAGACGCACCTGAACTAACAGACGAAGATATTCTTTCTTTTAAGGAGTTTGTAAATAAATAGAAAGAAGATACTTTGTTATAGACATAGGGAGGTGTTGAAGAGTGAGTTTAGAATCATTAATTAACTCAACAATATAGAAAGATAATAAAAAGCAAGGTTTATCTCCCTAGCGTTTAGATGCTCAGTTAGATAATTTAAGATATTTAATTTCTTTTTATAGGTAGTATCCAGATCTTTTAGTAGATTTTATGAAAGGTCCAGATTCTACCTTTCATTTTTACTTTTATCAAAGAATATTTCTTAGAGTAGTAATGCGGCATCGGTATGTTTATGCAACGTTCCCGCGTGCATATTCAAAATCATTTCTTTCAATGATGGTATTAATGCTTAGATGTATTTTATATCCCGGTGCTGAACTATTTGTTACTACGGGTGGTAAAGAGCAGGCCGCATCAATTACAATAGCAAAAATAGAATAGATATGTAAACTTATTCCTGCACTAAGTAATGAAATTAACTGGAGTAGAGGAGTTTCTAAAAAGTCAAAAGATGATGTTAGTTATGTTTTTAAAAATGGATCTAAGATAAACATTCTAGCTGCTAAAGAAAGTAGTAGAGGACAAAGAAGAACGGGCGGTCTAATGGAAGAGTGTGTGTTAATAGATCAAACAGCACTAAATGAAATTATTATTCCTACTACAAACGTTAATCGTTTACTTCCAGATGGAACAAGACATAGTGAAGAGGTAATTAACAAAAGTCAAATTTATATTACTACAGCAGGATGGAAAAATAGCTTCGCTTATGACAAACTTATTTAGCTTCTTATTCGTAGTTTGATTTAGCCAGATGAAGTTATGATAATGGGTGGAACATATGAAACACCTATTACAGAAGGTTTATTAGATGAAGATTTTGTAGAGCAGTTGAAACTTGCGGGAACCTTCAATGAAGACTCTTTCGATCGAGAGTATAGAAGTATTTGGTCTGGAGATGCAGAAAATGCGTTCTATTCCGCAGAAAAATTTGATAAATATAGAGTATTAAAACAACCTGAGAATGAATTTAGCGGAAGATCTAGTAAATCTGCTTATTATGTATTAGGCGTTGACGTAGGTCGTATTGGATGTACAACCTAGGTTATGGTTTTCAAAGTGACGCCGCAGCCTCAAGGTTCTTCTATTAAGTCTCTTGTTAATTTATACACTTATGATGCTTAGCATTTTGAACAACAAGCAATTCATATTAAAAAAATATATTTCAAATACAAAGCGCGTAAGATTGCTCTTGATACTAATGGATTAGGTATAGGTTTGCTTGATTTTATGGTAAAGGCACAAGAAACTGATGATGGTGAATATTTACCTCCTTTTGGTATTGATAATGATGATTAGGGTGTGTATAAAGCTTATTTTAGAGGAGTTAATGATGTTGAAAAGGATGCTATTTTTCAAATAAAAGCAAATGCCCCAATTAATACTTAGGCATATTCTTATGCACAAACTCAAATGTCAAGTGGAAAAATTAAATTTTTAATTGATGAATCAGAAGCAAAAGCAAAAATGATGGAAACAAAAACAGGTCAAAATATGTCTATAGATCAAAGAAATGATTATTTACGTCCTTTTGTTTTAACAACAGTTTTACGAGAACAGATGTTAAATCTTGTTGAAGATAATGAAGGCGTTAATATTATTTTAAAACAAGATAGTAGAAGTATTAAAAAAGATAAATTTTCTGCTTTTGTTTATGGTTTATATTTTATTAAACAATAGGAAGATAGAATGAGAAAACGCAAAAAACGTGATATAAGTAAATTCTCATTTTTTACAGCTCACTAAGGACAAAAATTTATAAATGTTTGATTTAGATTTTAAAATATAATAGCAGTTAAGAAAGGGGAATAATATTTTTTATGAGAAGTTCTCGTGCAGAAATTAAAATAGAGGAAATTTTAAGTAATGCTGGCTTAAACTTCAAGGAGGAATATAGTTTTCCTGATCTAATTGGACAAGGTGGTCATGCTTTACGTTTTGATTTTGCTGTTTTTGATGATAATGATGAATTAGAATTTTTAATTTAGTATCAAGGTATCCAACATTATAAACCAAAAAGTGTGTTTGGTGGTTTATCAGGATTAAGAAAACAACAGTTTTATGATATGGAAAAGCGTGAATATTGTAAAAAACATAATATAAAATTAATATTAATTCCTTATTGGGATGAAAATCAAATTAGTTATGATTATATTATGAATTTAGCAGATACTTTTTAATAATTGAAAGGTTAAGGTGGCTTCGTTGATAGATAGAAAAGCAGAAATAAAGGCAAAGGGTTTTAATATGCGTCTTGCTACTGACGACCACAATGAGAAATATACTCCTATTGACTTTTCAAAAATAAAAATTGGAGTTAAGACTTTAGATGACGCGGTTTTATCATTAGGTTAGTATAAACGTCTTAACCCAAGTTTAGGAGATAAAAAAGAAATTTTACGAGCTATGAATAATGGAGATATTAATAAAATGAGAGATATTTCCAATTTTTTCTATCGTACAAGTGGTATTTATTCACGATTATGTAGATATATGGCTTATTTATATAAATATGATTGGTTTATTACTCCTTATATTGCTAATTGTGAAGGTTTAATTGATAGTAGTGCGGGCCTTGGTGATGTAGATTCATAGGCCTAGACTAAAGAAAAGAAAAAACAGTTTACAAATTTTTTTCGTGTATTAAATTATTTTTAGGATTTTGAAGTAAAACGTTTTTGTGGAGAAGTTGCTTTAAAGGTAATTCGAAATGGATGTTATTATGGTTATTTAATTCCCAAAGCAAATCGTATGTCTGTACAATAGTTACATCCAAAATATTGCAGATCTCGTTTTAAAGTAGATAATAGACCTGCAGTTGAATTTAACATGAAATATTTTGATGACTTTTTCCAAGATGATGTACAGAAATCTAGGATTTTAAATTTATTTCCAGAATAGTTTAAAAAAGGATATAGATTATATAAACAGAATAAATTAGTTCCAGCGTTTCCTGGAGATGATAATGGTTGGTATTTACTCGATCCTAAATTCACTATAAAATTTAATATAAACGAAGAAGATTTTCCTGCTTTTATTTCTGTTATTCCTGCTATTATAGATTTGGATGCTGCTCAAGATTTAGATAGGAAAAAAATGGCTCAAAAACTTTTAAAAATTATTATTCAAAAAATGCCATTAGATAAAAATGGAGATCTAGTTTTTGATGTTGATTAGGCACAAGAATTACATAATAATGCTGTAAAAATGTTAAGCCGTGCAATTGGTGTGGACGTATTAACAACATTTGCGGATGTTGATGTTGCAGATATGTCTGATAAAGGTAATACTACAACAGTAGATGAATTAGCAAAAGTATAGAGAACGGTTTATAATGAAGCTGGTGTATCTCAATTACAATTCAATAGTGATGGAAATACAGCATTAAATAATTCTATTTTAAATGATGAAGCTTCTATGTATAATCTATTGGTACAATTTGAATCATTTTTAAATTTGATGTTAAAACCATTTAATAAGTCTCCTAAACGTTGTTATTATAGAGCACAACTTTTAACAACAACCATTTATAATTATAAAGAAATGGCTAAGTTGTATAAAGAACAAGCACAAATGGGTTATACTAAAATGTTACCTCAAGTTGCGCTTGGACAAACTCAAAGTTCTATTTTAGCAAATGCTTATTTTGAAAATGATATATTAGATCTTGTTCGTGTATTTATTCCGCCTCTTACTTCTAATACTATGAACGCGGAGGCCCTTCAAAATCGTGGAACTACAAGCGGAAAACAATCACAGTCCAGTTCAGGTCGAGAAGGCGCCGGCCGCCCTGAAAAAGAAGATAGTCAAAAAAGCGATAAAACAATACAGAATAAAGAAAGTATGTAATAAGGAGAAGAGAAATGGCATTAGCACACCAAAGTATTGCTACGATTAACTCTCCTTAGTTTATTAATCTTCAGCCATTGGACATTAATCCTTTAATGTCCTCTTGCTAGATTAAAGTACTATATATTGGAGAGAATCGTAATAGAAGTTATATTTCTAAGGATGTTGCAACGGAGATGGCAAAAACACTTCGTGGTGCTCCTATTGTTGGTTATTATAAAAAAGATAAACAAGATTTTGCGGACCATGGCGAACAGCTGATTTGGGATGATGAAGGTATTCATTTTAATTGTTTAACAAAACCTTATGGTTTTGTCTCTCCTGATGCTAAAGTTTGGTTTCAAGATTTTTAGGATCAAGATGATTTTGGTAATTCTATTGTTAGAACATATCTTATGACAACTGGTTATTTATGGTCTGGTCAATTTGAAGAAGCAAAACAAGTTTTAGAAGATGGTGGAAAGCCTCATTCAATGGAACTTGATGAAAAAAGTTTAGAAGGACATTGGTCAACAAATATTAAATAGAATATGGAGTTTTTTATTATTAATGACGCAATATTTTCTAAACTTTGCATTTTAGGTGATGATGTAGAACCTTGTTTTGAAGGATCAGCTGTGACTGCTCCGCAAGTTAGTGCATCATTTACTTTAGATAACAATTTCAAACATACTTTGTTTGAAATGATGCAAGAATTAACAAATGCTTTAAAAGGAGGCAACACAGTGGCTGATATTAAAGATAACAATCTTGAAAATCAAGTAGAAGATAAAACAACTTTTACTATTGAAAATCAAGATGGTGTAAACGAATCTTTATCTACTGAAAATGCAAGCGCTGAGTCTACTTTTGAAAAGAAAGAAGAAAAAGAAGAAGAGAAGAAAGAAGAAGATTCTTCTAATGAAGGTGCTACATCAGATTCAGAAGATGATAAAGATGATGATGATAAAGACGAAGATAAAAAGAAATATACAGCTCTTGAAGAAAAATTTAATGTTTTACAATCTGAGTATTCCGCTTTAGAGTAGGAATTAAAAGATTTAAGAGCATTTAAAGAAAACGTTGAAAATCAACAAAAAGATGATTTAATTAATCAATTTTATATGTTATCTGAAGAAGATAAAAAAGATGTGATTGAAAATAAGGTTAAGTATACTCTTGATGAAATTAAATCTAAACTTGCTGTAATTTGTTTTGAAAAGAAGGTCAACTTTAATTTAGATAATTCTTCTGAAAATGAAGATAATAAGAAGGGAATGGAAAATCCTGTTACTACATTTAATGTTGACAATAGAGAAGATTCAACACCAGATTGGATTAAGGCGGTTGAGTCTACAATGAATAGTAAATTTTAATAGGAGGATTGTTCAATATGGCTCTTACAGTAACAAGAAAAGGCTATGGACAAGTAGAACCTAATCATTTATCTGCACAATATACTGGACAGATTTATGCGCAGCTTCCTGCGATGGGTGGAAATGATCATAAAACCCCTATTGATCAGTTAGAGAATGGTCAATTTTTAAAGTATGACTATGCAAATAACTGTGCTGATTTAGATGGTTAGGGCGAATGGATGCTTGTTTTTAATGAAGTAAAACTATATGACGAAAGACGTCAGAATTATAAAGATTTTGTTATGTTAGCTAAGGAAATGGCTGATAAAACAATTTATCCACGTCTTTTAAAGACAAATATTGGTGATATTTTTACAACTAATACTTTTGCAGGTGCGGCTAGTGGTCCGGATGCAACGGTAACTGGTCCAAGCTTAAGCGTTGGAAATAAATTAGCTGTTAATGCACAAGGATTTTTAGCGGCAGCTGGTGAAAACGCAACAGGTCCAATATTCCAAGTTGTAAAAGAATATGATCTTGCTGATGAACAACCTGCAGTAAAGCTGCAGAGAATTAAATAATTAATAGGAGGATAAGATAATGGCTTTAGATAGAAATCAATTAATTGCATTAGCTAAGGCTACTGCAAAGGCTTCATTAAATCCTTCTACTGCATTCGCTTTTGGCGACAAGAAGCTGAGTTATGAGGCTTTAAACGATACATTTAGAAATGAAATGAACGAACTGGCGGGAACATACGCACAGTATCGTGAAAATAAGAATTTAATTTTCAATTTAATTGAAGTTGGTCTTGATGAAGTTCTTCCTGCAAAGGTTCTTCAGAATTATGGACAATTTGCTGATGTTAAAACTTATGCACAAGGTGATAAACCTGTTTTCCGTGTGAGAATTAGTGAGTATGCTAAAAAACGTGCTAAAGGTTTTGTAACAAGAGTTGGTCTGGCTGGTAGATATGAAGTCTTCAAGCTTGATGGATATACTCTGGAAGTTCCAACAGCTGCTTACGGCGGAGCTGCTCAGATCGGATTTGAAGAGTTCTTAGATGGACATATCACAATGAGTGATGTGTATGATTTAGTTCTTGAAGGTCTTGATGAGGCGGTTTACCGTGAGATTGCTAAGGCTCTGGTTGCTATGGCAGAAGATTCTGAGTTTAATGCTTACAATAAGACAAGTGCCGCAGGCTTTAATGAAGCTGAGTTTGATCGTCTTCTTGCTACGGCTGATGCTTATGGTAAGAGTACAATTTATTGTACTTATGAATTTGCCGCTCAAATTGCTCCAATGAATGGAAATGCTATGAATTGGGCTGCTATGTCTGATAACATGAAAGAAGATAGATGGAATAATGGTTACTTTACTCGTTATAAGAACCATAATATGATTGTTCTTCCTCAGAGCTTTGAAAATGCGAAAAATGCTAAAAAGGTTATTGATCCTAGATATGGATGGATTATTCCTACTGGTGCTGAGAAACCTGTGAAGGTGGCATTTGAAGGACAAACCGCTGTCCGCGAGCATGAAAATGCGGACTGGTCAAGAGAAATTCAGACCTATAAGAAACTTGGCGTTGCTGTTTATAATATTAATCCAGGAATTTGTGTTTATAAGAATACTGCCCTTAAGGTTAATAATACTGCGGGGACCTGGACATCGGGAAACTAATTGACCCGTCGAGTGATTTAGTAGAGACGGGAGAAGTAGATTTTATGATTTTAAATTCTTGACTCTTAAAATTACTTAATAAATGATACCTCTTTCCTCTTTTGGAAAGAGGTATTTATTTTTTATATAGGAGTGTTTTTATGGCATATATAGAAACAAATTGGAAGTCAGGAGATGTTGTTAGTTCTGTTAGATTAAATAAAATGGAAAAAGGCATTAGAGATAATTCTCTTGGCTTTGAAAATCTTATAACTGAAGATATGATTGACACAATGATGGACATTTCTACATAGAATGTTGTAGGAAATGGTGAAGTTGGTCAAATGATTCTTTAATGAGGTGATTAATTATGGCTTATGAGTCTACAAATTGGCAGACAGGCGATATTGTCACTGCTGATAAATTAAATAATATGGAAGTTGGTATTGAAGAAATTTCTGAAACTATTGAGCAGGAAATCAAACCAGCTTTTGAAGAAATGGCGAATACTATTCAAGATATATAGGAACACGGTACTGGTGGAGGATCTGTTAATATAGTTGAGATGCTTCCAAATAATTCTGTGACACAATCTGCAGAAGAAATTGCTGCACAGATTGAAGCAGGTAATCCTTCTTATTTAAAAATACCGTTAGATACTACACAAACAACATCAAGAGGAGGATTGTTACCTATTTCAATTTTTACTTATAGCTTACCAGGAAAAGGTGATTCTCCTATAAATTATACTTTTGCATATGTTATTGATGTTGAAAATCCTATTACCCCTTTAAATTATCGTATTATATCTTGGCAGCCTGCAGGCAGAGTAAAGATAACAACTTATTCATTCTATACTGGTTAGCAGAGTGATGGTGGTAGTGATAGTGGCACAACCGACGGTAAGTAAATAGTGAGGTAATATATTATGGCATATTTAAATGAAAATAAACTCACATATTTTTGGAATAAAATTCGTCAATATATTGATAAAAAAGATTATGCAGAAACCGATAGAAATGTAAATAATGTTTTAGATTTTTTTGGTTTTGATACAACTATAGATATTGTTGAAGCAGCTGCTGGTGAAAGTAAAACTGATGCAGCTATGCTTACGAAATAAGGAGGGTGTTTGAAATGAGTTATACACCTACTGAATGGAAAAAAGGCGATTTAATTACGTCTGAGAAACTTAATAAGATTGAAGAAGGCATTGTGGATGCCGCGTCTTCTTCTGGTGGTGGCAGTGGGGTTTTTATTGTACATGGGAATAATGATGGTAGTAATCTTGTTTTAGATAAAACATTAGGAGAAATAAAGACAGCATTTGCTTCTGAAACCCCAATATTTTTATATGTGAATGATGATGATGTTCAAACGATGTCGTATATTCATGGTTATTGGTATCGTGGTAAAGATGGAATCTATGAAATATATATTCCTATTCAAAAGACAATTCATACCTTATATGCTGTCGAAGATTCAGATTATCCAACAACTGAACAGCCATCCTCTGGTGAAGAATAATGGCGGTGATATATTATGGCAAGATATATAACGTTAAAACAACTTAAAAGTGCTATACAATCAATATTTTTAAAAATTCGTGCTGTAGAAGAAAAAACAGATAGTATTGATTTTAGTGGTGTTGAAAGTAAAATTGCTGCAAATACAAAAGCTTTAAATAAAAAAGTTGATAAGAGTAGTATTGAAAGTGGTTCATCTCAAGGAAATTATGTTGGTAGCGTTGGTGGTGTTGATTTTTACACTGGAAATATAAGTGTTGATTTACCTATTGCAAAGGGTAGTGGAACGAATAGTATAGTTGAGGGTTCTAGTTACACTACTTAGAGTAGAGGATCTGGTCAATATTCTCATTCAGAAGGCTATGGAACCGCATCAAATATCTATTCTCATGCAGAAGGTTATAGCACAGCAGCATCTGGACATAGTTCTCATGCTGAAGGAATCTCGACAATGGCAATGGGTCAGGACTCTCATGCTGAAGGACTTAATACAACAGCATCTGGTGATAACTCTCATGCAGAAGGATTTGATACAACAGCATCTGGTGATAACTCTCATGCTGAAGGTGCTGGTACAAAAGCAACAAATTTTAGAGATCATGCAGAAGGTCAAAATACAACAGCATCAGGACAAAGTTCTCATGCTGAAGGTGCAAATACAATAGCATCTGGTTACTGTTCTCATGCTGAAGGTTATAGCACAGCAGCATCTGGTTTACATTCTCATGCTGAAGGTTTAAATTCAAAAGCATCTGGTGATTAGTCTCATGCAGAAGGATATAAGACGGAGGCTTCTGGAAAATATTCTCATGCAGAAGGAAACGGAAATACTTATACTGAAAATGATGTTACTATTACTCCAAAAGCAGAAGGTGAATCTTCTCATGTAGAAGGACAACAGACTCAAACAACAACAACTGGTATTGCTGCTCACGCAGAAGGATATAGAACAATAGCTTCTGGTCAGTACTCTCATGCTGAGGGTAATAGTGTAACAGCATCTGGTGAATGCGCTCATGCTGAAGGTAAAGCATAGTCTTATACAGATCCTATAACTAATAATACTATTATACCAGCAGCATCTGGTTATGGTTCTCATACAGAGGGTAATAGCACATTGGCATCTGGTAATCATACTCATGCAGAAGGTTATCATACCATTGCTTCTGGTAATAACTCTCATGCAGAAGGGACTATGACAACAGCATCTGGCGTAACTTCTCATGCAGAAGGCTCTGGTACAAAAGCAATAGGTATATCCTCTCATACAGAAGGAAATAGTACATCTACTGAAGGAATGTATTCTCATGCAGAAGGTAATCGTGCAAAAGCCATTGGAGAAGGTTCTCATGCCGAAGGTTATTCTATGCGAGCATCTGGTGAATATTCTCATGCAGAAGGGGGAGCCGATAACTGGAAAGTTTATGGAGTAGAAAATGCTGAATATATTGCAGGATCTGCTATTGGAAATTATTCTCATATAGAAGGCTATGATACAGTAACAAAAGGAGAAGCATCTCATGCAGAAGGAAAATCTAATATAGCTGAAGGAAATAATTCCCATGCAGAAGGGGCATTAACAAGAGCATTTGGAGAAGGTTCTCATGCTGAAGGATCCTCAACAAAAGCAACTGGTGATTGTTCTCATGCAGAAGGGCTTAATGGAACAGCATCTGGATATTATTCTCATACAGAGGGCTATCTTACAACCGCATCTGGTGATGGTTCTCATGCAGAAGGTTATCAAACAACCGCATCAAGTAGTAATTCTCACGCTGAAGGTAATAGTACGACAGCATCTGGTAGTAACTCTCATGCTGAGGGTTTAAAAACAATAGCAAAAGCTAAAAGTCAACACGTATTTGGTGAATATAATATAGAAGACCCTCTTTTTACAAACGCAAGTACAAGAGGTAAGTATGTAGAAATAGTAGGAAATGGATATACAGAACAAGGTAGTAATGTACCAACCAATAAAAATGCTCGTACCCTTGATTGGAATGGCAATGAATCATTGGCGGGATCCATTACGCTTGGGATGGGAA